CCACTTGTTCCAGCTGAACTACTAGAACCTGAAGTTCCTATTGAACCTGAAGTTCCTGATGTTCCTGATGTTCCGCTTGTACCTGCTGAACCTGCAGCACCACTTGTTCCTAAAGAACCTGATGTACCTGAAGTACCTGAGGTTGAGCTTGTTCCTGATGAACCCTCATTTCCTGAAGTTCCTGAGCTACCACTAGTACCTGAAGTACCGGCTGTTTGAGATAAACCACTTGTACCTGTTGAACCTGATGTTCCGCTTGTACCTGAGGTTGAGCTTGTACCACTGTTACCATCGTTTCCTGCAGTACCTATAGAACCTGAAGTTCCTGATGTTCCGCTTGTTCCTGCTGTTTGAGAAGCACCACTAGTACCAATTGAACCTGATGTTCCTGAAGTGCCTGATGTACCACTTGTACCTGCTGAACTACTAGCGCCTGAAGTGCCAATTGAACCAGCTGTACCACTAGTTCCTGAAGTACCGCTTGTTCCTGCAGAACTACTAGAACCTGAAGTTCCTACTGAACCTGACGTACCTGATGTTCCACTTGAACCCGAAGTTCCTGCTGAACTTGAATTACCACTTGTTCCTATACTACCATTTGTACCACTAGTACCTGAGGTACCTGATGTACCTGCTGAATTACTAGCGCCTGAAGTACCAATTGAACCTGATGTTCCTGAAGTACCGCTGGTTCCTGAAGTACCTGCTGAACCTGAGTTACCTGAGGTGCCAACTGTTCCTGCAGTACCTGATGTACCACTTGTTCCATTAGTTCCTGATGAACCTGAAGATCCACTTGCTCCACTTACACCGTTATATCCATTTAATCCTGAAGTACCTGAAGAACCTGAAGTTCCTGAAGTACCACTTATTCCTGAAGTACCAAATGTACCATCTTCTCCTGAAGTGCCTGAAGTACCTGTTGTACCGCTTGTACCACTGGTGCCAGATGAACTTGATCCACCACTAGTACCTGAGGTACCTGTTGTGCCTGAATTACCTGAAGTTCCTGAAGTACCAGTTGAACCATCTTCACCGCTTGTACCTGAAGTACCTGTTGTGCCTGATTCGCCTGAAGTACCTGAAGTGCCAGTTGAACTTGATTCACCACTAGTACCACTTGTACCGGTTGAACCAGATTCACCTGAAGTACCTGAAGTGCCTGTGCTTCCTGAGTCTCCACTTGTGCCTGAAGAACCATTAGAACCACTTTCACCACTAGTACCACTTGTACCTGTTGAACCTGATTCACCTGAAGTACCGCTTGTACCTGCTGAACCACTATTACCTGAAGTACCTGAAGTGCCAGTTGAACCACTATTACCTGAAGTACCTGAAGTGCCAGTTGAACCGTCTTCTCCTGAAGTGCCGCTTGTACCTGAAGTGCCTGATTCTCCACTTGTACCTGAAGTGCCTGATGAATTGCTAGAACCTGATGTTCCTGTTGTACCTGAAGTACCAGCTGTTCCGCTAGTTCCTGCAGAACTAGAAGCTCCAGAAGTACCAGCTGTTCCGCTAGTTCCTGAAGTTCCATTAGTTCCTGAAGAACCGTCTTCTCCACTAGTACCTGAAGTACCTGTTGTGCCTGATGTACCTGATGTACCTGATGAGTTACTATTTCCTGAAGTACCTGAAGTACCTGTTGTGCCTGAATTGCCTGAGGTACCTGATGTACCAGTTGAACCGTCTTCTCCTGATGTTCCTGAAGTACCTGTTGTACCAGATGTACCTGAAATACCACTAGTACCTGAGGTACCTTCATTTCCTGATGTACCTGCTGTACCACTTGTACCAGCAGTACCTGAAATACCTGAAGTACCTGAGGTGTTATTTTCTCCTGAAGTTCCGGCAGTACCTGAAGTTCCGGCAGTACCTGAAATACCTGAAGTACCGTTTTCTCCTGAAGTTCCAGTAGTACCTGTTGTACCTGATGTTCCTGAAGTTCCTGAGATACCATTTCCTCCGGAAGTACCTGAGGTACCAGTTGTACCTGAAGTACCGTTTACTCCACTAGTACCTGATGTACCATCAGCTCCTGAAGTACCTGATGTACCAGCTGTACCTGATGTATTTGAAATTCCTGAGGTACCTGATGTACCAGCTGTACCTGAATTACCTGAAGTACCTGAAACTCCTGTACTACCACTAGTTCCATTAGTTCCTGAAGAACCTGAAGAACCACTATCACCACTTAATCCACTAAGTCCACTTGTACCTGTTGTACCTGAGGTTCCATTAGTACCTGATGTACCAGCTGTACCTGAAGTTTTACTTTGTCCTGAAGTACCATCTTCTCCTGAGGTTCCAGACGTACCGCTTGTACCACTTATACCTGATGTGCCTGAAGTACCAGTTGAACCGTCTTCTCCTGATGTTCCTGAAGTGCCTGTTGTGCCTGAAGTACCGCTTGTACCGGCTGTTTGACTATTTCCTGATGTGCCTGCTGTACCTGAAGTTCCATTTGTACCACTTGTACCAGATGATCCACTATCACCTGAAGTACCATCAGCTCCTGAAGTACCAGCTGTACCTGAAGTACCTGAAGTTCCTGAAATACCTGCTGTTCCTGATGAACCGGCTACACCACTAGTTCCTGAGGTTGAGTTTACATATCCTACAACACCTGTTACTGGATTGTATGTAACAACATAAGGTCCAGGTTGAACAGGTAATGATTGTAATACTATAGGTTGAGATGAACCTGAAATTACTAATGAACCAGTAATTACGGCTGAACCTGAGAATGGAAATCCTGCTGAACTTGTTACAAATACTGTAACACCATCTAAATTAAATGTAGATAGTTCAACTGATCCTGAAAAGTTTATAAACGGTACACTAGAACTAACTAATGTACCATTTTGGTAAATATCAATTGTACCCCCACTACCACCAGTAGGGTCTATATTATATACGCCAACAGGAACTTGATCTAAAAATCTTACTTGAGCCATTCTTCAGGATTTATCTTATATAAATATTGGAAAAGGATCATATTGCATTAACTTTTTTCTTAATTTCCAAAGACTTTATTGTTTCTGGAGTTGTAATAGATCCGTTGCCGTTATCTTGGCCATTATATAAGGAATCCACTGAAGATGCTTCAATTGAAAATATAATTTTTGTACTATCTGTGTATTTTTTAAGAGAATTAATATCTTTTTGTAAAATTTCGGGAACAATATATCCATTTAGTCTAATATTAAAAGTACTTCTAACAATTCGTTCATCATCCTGAGCTAGCTCTGTTTGGAATCCGAACGAATCAATCATTGTTTTAAATTTATATCTTTGAGGGTCACCCCAGTATGAGTCTGAAGCGTAGTTTATGGCTTCAACAATTTTGTTAAGTTGCTCAACATAGTACGTAAATACCGCACAACTATACGTTATAGTAACATAATCAGGAATCACCGTAGCATAGAATTGTCTTTCAGGAGTCCTGTTTGTTAACACTTTAAAATTATCATATGAGTTATTAGCATCATATTTTTTCTGTGAGATACTATAGTTATGAGGATTATTAGCGTCTAATTTATTACCAATAGATCTAACTTTTTCCATTGATTCACGTTTAAACATAATCAACGGAGCCATAATATCTCCTTTCTGATCTCTGTAGTATCCATCTTTTTGGAATGATTTCCATTTTTCAGGAGAACCATAAATTACAGGAACAGGTAAACGAGCACCATTTTGTGTAACAGAAGGTTGTATTACATTTTCAAAGTAATAATACACAGCTTCATCGATATCTTTGATACCAATACTAAAAGGTTTTACGTTATCATCGCGAAATGACGTTTGTAGAGAACGATTAATCCCAGGGACATTGGGGTCGGCGAAGTTTGGATTACCCGCAGGTACATACGTTGATTTATGTTGTTCAACGCTAATTTCACGTTGGGTTTTTGGGGTTGGTTTATTTAGTCTTCCGTTACTCATTACATTCTAGATAATTGAATATTTACTTTGTCAGATGGAGTGTAGTGAGCTTCACAAATTACTGATACATTGTAACCAAATTGGCCTAAATCAGTTTCATATGGGTTATTTCCAGCACCATCTAAATAAGGATAATCAGGATCTTTACCTACGAAGAATTGACTAACATTTACATTATCTATTTCCCAATACCCTTCTTGCCACATTATTATATCTCCTACTTCAGGATGTAAATTAGCATCAACTAAATCATCTCTTAAAAATCTAAAAGTAGTAGGCCATTTAAATCCAACACCAAATTCACTTACTGGTGATGTTTGGTCTGATACTTCAATTAAAGAAAATAATAAGACTGGATCTGCAAAGTTTCTACCTTCATATGCTTCACCATACATATTTACTTTAGTTGTTGTAACATTATATTTATAAAACACTATTTGTTCAGAAATAATATTCCACATCAATTCACGATTAATGAATCGAAACATAGAAATATCTCGCATTTGTCCGTATAGTGCCATATTATCCTATAAATATTGTCATTGGTACTTGTTTAATTTCTTCAACTCTAGCAACTGATTCTGCTGCTCTTCTTTCAAGCAATGCTTGACGTGAAGTTTGATCAAAATA